TAGTTCTTGTCTGGGAAACTTCTTACCCATTCGACCGAATAGCTTATAAGTAAGTTCTACATCGTTTATGCAGTAGTCGCCATAGCGATCCAGTTCTTCATCAGTAAAGTCTGATCGGCGTTTACCCAACGCATCTAAAACTTCGGTACCTTTAACTCCGAGCTTGTATCGTTCGGCCAGTACCTTGAGACTTGCCCCAACTTCCACCCCATGCAAAGCGCGGCCAATGCACAAAGTGTCAGCCCACACCCTAGGATGAATATCAAATAGCCAAGACAATATAGCACCATCAAACATGGTGTTATGAGCCAAGACCATAGAATTTTCCCAAAAAAACTTTGGTTGTTTAAGGTAGTCTCTAATCTGTTCATGAGTTCCGCTCGCCCATTCAGTGGGTTCGTTGTTTACCTTGGTCGATACACCAATCACCTCGAAGAATGGGTCACGAATGTACGCCTCTGTAGTCATTTTACTCAGAGAAAACGTCTTATCATAGTACGTCTCGAAGTCTATCGTTATGAGATCCATAATATACCTAGTAATAAGTTAATAAATGGGGGCTTCGCACCCCCTCGGTGTCAGTTATACTTACGTTCTCGTCTGCTTTAACACACTGGAAAGTTCTGACCTATTCTTATTGTAGGTTGGCAATCTCACCACCGCACGCGAAATACCCAGCACCGTCAACCCAATTGTCTATATGATGCGGGTTCTGCTTGATCCTTGCGACCTTGAGTAACGCCATCATCACTGCTACATCGTGAGCTTTGACGGGTGTGCCTAGGTGCACTGACCAGTATTGAGCGATGCGTGCAAAGTTATCCTCCGCATCGCCATGATCTGCTTGCCTGTCCTTGGTAATGTATGTCTTCGCTACATCTAACAGGTTGGCTCTTGTTGCCAAGGGCTGCGGCGGTATGTCGTTATGTTCCGCATAACTTGTTTGTACCTCTGCACTTACTCCAATGGTCGGTACCAATACCGACGTTGTGTGTTCCTGTTGTGCACTGTTTTCCAGACTCGCTACCGACACTGATGCTCTTCGTTCCGCGTCTAATTCAACCAACGCCGCATGGCGTTCATCTTCCCTAGCCTGACTACGAACAATGTACACCAATGCCTCGCTACACTTGGCTGCTTTTGCTACCCGTGACACTTTCCACTTCGGGTGCTTCGCCATTAGCTCAAGTACCTTCTCTTTTTTACTCACATCCTTCTCCTTATATGTCCAACTCTAGTTGTTTACTGTCGTTAGACTTCGCTCCTATTAAAAACATCACATCCATCATGTTGCTCTCGTTTATCACAACGGCAGTGCCACCAGCGGTAGCAATATCGTCAAGATTCTTTTGTTGTAACGCTGTTGGCGTATTCTTCCCCGCCTTGCACTCGATCCCAAAGAAGTTACCGTTGTAGCACCCAACAATGTCCGGCACGCCGCTCTTACCGTAACCCCCTGTTGCAGGGTAGAAATAATATGCGCCGATCAACTTCAGCTGGTTGGTTACGTTACGTTTCACTTTCGCTTCGGGGGTCATGCGTTCTCCTTGGGAACTGGTATCAGGGTATGGCAGAAATCAAACAGAAAACGGTTTTTCAAAATCTGCTCTCTCCGTAGTGTCTAAAATATCAGGGAATTCAATGACTTCGAACTAATCTGGCAGAAAAAAAGTTGGATAGTTATGCGTTCCCTAACAACTTATTCATCTTCTATTTTCTGCTCGATTAGCTTGAACAGCCTGTCGATGTTACTGCTGATGTCCTCCAAGCTCCGCGACATGTTCTCCACCGCACGCACTAAGTTTTCTGTCTGCTCATCATTCATCGTTTATCCCTGCTTTGTGTAGCTTTAAAAATAATCCGTTCATGTGTCGATCTAATCGATACTCTTTAAAACCCTCTTCAAAAACACGTTCTTGTTCTGCGGTTTCTTTTTCTGCCTCCATTTGGCGTTCAAGAGCTTTGTTTTCCTTACTCTGCGGGTGAAACGGATTGTAATCCCTAGCCTGTTCCCCCGTGAAATACTGGAACCCCGCCCGTGCTTCTAAGTCAGAATCAAACTCTATGTCAGATAGCTCGTCGATGGGGACATCAATTGCGTCATAGTGGCCCGAAAACCAATCTATGAAATCCTCGTTCGCAGTTTTTGCTTTCTTGTATAATTTCATACATAAACCCAAAAGGTATTTTGGTTGATGCGCCGTCCTACCATCTCGACATCGACGGTCGGTGGAGTAGAAGAAGTCATCATCAGTAGGGCAACCTTCTCTTGCATCCACTGCGGTAACTCCTCCAATCCACTATAGAATCCATCCAACCCACTGTCAACACAAAAAAGTCCTATACACTGAACTTCTACATGTTTTTTGTAGCTATCCACAGATACTCTATACATCGAGTCATGTGAACTATCATTGGTTGACATAAAACACTCCGTCATTCATACGGATACCTACGCCTTCCACGTATTGATCTAGATCGCACATCATTAACACTGACAACTTACCTGATAGAAACTCAGGCAACGTATCAGAAGTGTATCGTTTGGTGGGATCGGGGGATATCTTATACCGCCATGTATTGTGAGCTTCTGTCACTAGGTGCGTATCGAACACTTGCTCATCGTTGAGCATATAGGCACGGACGTAATACATGTTAATGTCCGTTGCTTGCAGGTTGTATTCGTCAACCTCACTTATAAAAGAAGTTACCTTACTGCCGAAATCGGCATCCACGAACTCATAACCACTACTGACCAGCGCACTCAACTCTGTGTATAACTGTTTGTGTCCTGTAACAGAGGACTGCGCTTCGTTAACTTTGTTCTTATTTGCGTAGTCATTCTGGGACACCCTGTTAGCCACATCATACGCAAACAACTTAGCCAGTTCTTCTGGACGGTATGGTCGTAGGTGTGCCAGCGCATTCTTTATCGCACGCTTGGGGTTAGTGCTCATCAGCATGTTGTGTTGGAAATTGTAATCTGCATACTTATCGTTCGTGATGGTATGAGAGTACACCCCGATAGTGTTGTGTATAGCTCCTCCCTCAAGGCGATAATCGCCGCATCCAACCCAACCCATCGCGTATAGATCGCTTGGAAGATACACGTACACCTTTGTGCCGCTGTTCGAATCTTTGGCGAACTTGCACGTTGGTAACTTCTTCATGAGTCCTAACAAGAACTCTTCCCACCTGTCGTTGTCTTCGCTGTCTCTAAAAAATGGACGTAGCTTCTGCACTTCCTTGATTTCCGGTGTTACTTCTAAACAACGCGCTTCTATCTCTGAAACTAACTTTCTTTTTATACCCATGTCGTCCTCCTACAGACTTAGTTAAACTGCTAATCCTACTGCTACTCCAACAATCCCATGATTCATTATCACGACCATATCGTTACAGGTCATAAGTAACGTATCCTCATGGGGGTGTGTTTGCGTACGGTGCTTGGTTGTTGTCACCGTAATCTTTTCGATGTTCTCATACCACGTACCGTTCTCCCAAATGAATAGCGGGAAGTGGTCACCATACGATGTCACGACGTACCGACCATACCGCCACTCTCCGTATAAGTTGTTACCGTGAAACCGCTCACGTTTCTGCACGTACTCTCGCGCTGTTACATTAGTTATTCTCTTCATACCAAACCTTCTCCTTAGTTCATTAGCCTTTTCAGCGCCTTTTTTCTGTCGCTCATACCGCAACCGGTCACGATCTGTTATCACTAGGCTCACTTTGTTTCTCCTTCCATTGTTTGATTAAGGCCGATACCGTTGAAGCGGACAGACCCACTACCCTAGCGATATGCCTAGCACTCCACCCTCGGTTGAAACACCGATCAAAGATTGCTTCTTCTAATGCCTCACGGGTAGCGTACTTGCCACTACTCATCGGCCTTCCCTTCTTCATCGGCTTGGTTGACTGGGGGTGACGTTCCCCCATCGTATAGATTGTCTCAGTCATGTCCTTCCTCATAACTTGTTTCTGGCAATGTGCACAGTCTTACCACAGTCGGGCTTGGCCCGCTCGAAGTCGTAGATCGCCCACAGTATGGGACATGTCCACGTACCCCAGTCGAACACGTACCCATCGGTAAACACAATCACAGCTTGCGGGTTGAT